GATTGCATCAAATACCCGATCAATTTATCGGTGTAGGACGGGTTAATCATGTTCCTGACTGTTCTCTCAGCATTCCCATCCTTGGTGAGTTTCTCTTTCAGCGCCGACCTAGACAGGTACGGTTGGTCGTTAACCACTTCAGCGCCTGAATCAAACCACGCATTTTCAAACATTTTCCGAAAGCCTTCGGTCTTGGAGTCCTTCTTATCTCTTACTGGTGCGGCACTTGGAATGACGACCGCGCTGGTTACTGGCTGGTTATCCTCGTCCGTCCAGCCGGTAATGGCCACGGATTGCAGCGATAGAAAGACCGGCTCGGTCATTTCGGCGTCTTTTGATTTACGTTGCACCAGTTTCATTGGTGTGCTGTCCGTGCCAGGCACGACCGATATTTCAATATCCAATGCTCCGCGCCATGCACTTGAGCCTCGGGCTCGGTGCTGCGCTTCTTCAGATACGCCGGTGTGATGCACCAATATGACCGAGCAATCGAACTCGTTCATCAAGTTATTGCACGAATCCAGCATGGTCTTGGCGTCTTGAGCGCTGTTCTCGTCCCCTGATAGAAAGCGGTGCAGGGTATCGACCACAATGACAGCTGGTTGTTTAATGCCTCGGATTTGCTGCACCACCTTTAAATAACCGGCGGGTGTATTTAAATCGCAGCCGTCCTTTGATAGCCACATATTGATTGGTGTGGTGATTTGGTGGTGCTGTTTCCAAGCGGCGACGCGACCGCGCAAGCCGTATTGACCTTCACCGGCTAAATAGACCACGTTTCCGGCCTTGACCTTATTGCCGCACCATTCGGGGACGAAACTGGCCATACGCAAGCACCAATCTAAAACGACGAAGGTTTTTCCGCCACCTGACGGGCCATGCACCATCACCAAGGCATTCGATTGCACCCAACGCTTAACCAGCCATGAAATCGGGGCGGGTTTGGCGCAGAACTCGTCGATGGGTACTAACCAGCCTTCGATGGGTGGGTTGAGCAGGGCTAAAAGGTCGTGGCCATCTTTGACGTAATCATTGGCGTCGCCTTGAATGGGCGGCAAGATCATTTCAGCGCCGAACTTGGCGCAGGATTGCTCGGCGTAGCGCTGGCCAACGCCAGAGGCGTCGTTGTCAGCCACGATCACGATGCTTTGCTGAACGCCGTACAACTCGCGCAAGGTGCCGGTGACAGGCACAAGGTTAGAAGCCGAATAGGCCACGACGCAAGGTCGGTTAGTGGTTTCGTGGATGGTTGCGGCGGTAGCGAAGCCTTCGGCTAGATAAAGAACGCCAGGCTCGTCCATCGTGCCAATCATCAGGTATTTGCCGCCGGTCTGGCCGCCAGGGTGGTAGAGCTTATTCCCATCGCCATCAATGTACTGAATGCTCGATAACACGCCGTCGGTGCCATACAGAGGAACCATCAACCTGCCGTCGCCGGTAATGCGCGAGCCGTGCGGCTTGATGCCTTTGCGCTGCAAATACGGATGATCTGGCGAGGCTAAACCACCACCAACCCATATTTTTTCAACGGTGTCGGCGGCGACTTCGTGCTTGCGCTGTATTTCGGCGTCGCGCAGGGTTTTAGCCTCGGTTAAGCGCCTAACAAAGGTCATTTCCTCGGAGTCGGACAATTTACGGCCAACGTCGGCGCGAAATGTCTGCTCGATGCCCATGCGCCAACAACCAAACCGACCGGCTGGGATGCCATCGCCAAAGATTAAATACCAGCCTGGCTTATCGCCGTGGTTGCCGGAGCCTTTGGTGCCAGACTTAAAACGGTGAATTTTGCCGTCCATCCGTATTTGATCTGGCGGCTCCAAGCCAATTGCCACCATCGCATCAATCAATTGCTGCTCTGGCGAAGTAAGTATTTTTTCTGGTGGTGGTGACCAAGGGCCGCCAAATATATTGGATAGGTCAGCCATTACTTAATGTCCCTGAGAAATAATCATTTAGCAATTTAACAACTTTATACGTGGGATTAGCCTCAGAATTGTCCCGAACATCGCGCAAGGTGTTGTAGTGAAGGCCGGTGGCCTTAACAATCAACCCAAGTCGGCGATCCTGTAATTTATTCCTAATTTGCTCTAAAGTTAGCATTTATATTACTCCGTCACTTTTCTACATCAAAGTGTTGACATCCTACTTTGTATTCGGTAGTCTTGCAAGCAATCGCCAACCAGATTGTCTGACCGGCGACATTTAGGAGAAGGAAAATGATGATTTCAACAGACGCGAAAGCCATCTACGCCGAACACGACATCGACTTAGATGACGTTGACGCTGTATTGGTGGCTCACAACTGCAACGTGAAAGCCGTGGGAAGCGGCAAGACTGCCCAAGATTGGGCGCATCTTTGGGCTGCCGCCGAGAACGACGCAACCGACTTGACCTATGCGGAGGCAAGCCGTGGCTATTAATCTCAAATCAACCGGCAACTTAGCTGGTAACGGCGTGAAGCTCTTGGTCTATGGCCAAGCCGGTGCAGGTAAGACTACCCTTGCTCCAACGCTGCCTAATCCAATCGTTTTAAGCGCCGAGGGTGGCCTCCTATCAATTCAGGATGCCGAGCTGCCTTACATCGAAATCACCACGATGGCCGAGCTTCAAGAGGCTTACAAATGGCTGGCTGAATCTGCCGAGGCTGCGCAGTTTGAATCGGTGGCCATTGACAGCATCAGCGAAGTTGCCGAGGTGTGCTTGAACTACGAGAAAAAGGTCAACAAAGACCCGCGAGCCGCCTACGGTTCCATGCAGGAACAGATGGCCGACATTATCCGAGCATTCCGTGACCTGCCAGCCAAGCACGTTTTGATGACGGCCAAGCTGGAGAAAACGCAGGATGAAATGGGGCGCATTCTTTATGCGCCGAGTATGCCAGGCAACAAGACCGGCCAATCCTTGCCGTATTTCTTTGACGAAGTGCTGGCGCTTAGAGTTGAAAAGGATGCCGACGGCTTTGCCCAACGTGCCTTGATGTGCGATTCCGACGGCCTTTGGTTAGCCAAGGATCGTTCTGGAAAACTCGAGGCTTGGGAAGCGCCTGACTTGACGGTAATCATTAATAAGATCGGAGCGAAGAAATGAATATCAATATTGCGATAGTCATGGCTCTGGCCATCTTTGCCGAAACCATCGTGGAGTGGATTCTATGAACGAAGTCGAAACGCTAACTAAAGAATGGACGATTGCCAAGATGGAAGAAGCGGCAGCAACGTCCTACCGTCGTGAGATTGAAGACAAGCTGACTAAGCATTTCAAGGTGGCTGAATCATTTGAAGGCACCCAAAACCGCGAGGTTGGCCAGTACGTTGTCAAGATCGAAGGCCGCATGAACCGCAAGATCAACGCCGACAAGTTGCAGGAACTGGCGACAGCAAACGGACTTGAGGCGCATTTAAGTAGTTTGTTTCGCTGGAAGCCTGAGATTGCATCCGCTGCTTGGAAAGCAGCAGATGAAAGCATTACTAAACCCCTGTTGGGAGCCATTACCACAACGCCAGGCAGACCAACATTTACTATCACCATGATCGGAGAAGAATAATGGCTTTTTTAGACCAAACCTTTGAAGCAGATGCAATGCCAGTATCAGAAAAATCGTATGAACCTTTGCCAGCCGGTTGGTACACGGCCAGCATTACCGGTGCCGAACTGAAGAACACCAAGGCAGGAACTGGCCAGTACATTGCGATTCGCTACGACATTATTGGCCCAACCCATCAAGGTCGCATTGTCTTTGGCAACTTGAACATTCGCAACCCCAACCCAAAGGCCGAAGAAATCGGAAGGCAACAACTTGGCGAGGTAATGCGCGCTATTGGCATTGCCAAGGTAGCCGACACGGATGAGCTGATCGGTGGCCAACTGTCGATTAAGGTGGATATACGGTCTAGCGAGCAGTACGGCGACCAAAACGAAGTCAAAGGCTTTAAAGCAATTGCTGGCTCAACGCCACCCGCACCAGTAGCAAAGACTGCGGCAACTGGCAAGGCTGCGCCACCTTGGCAAAAGAAGTAATAAAAAAAGGGCAGGGTTTGACCCCTGCCCAACTAGTCCACGTAAAGGAGATTCGGAATCATGAAAATTCCAGAGCCAGAATACAACATCACGGCTTTAATTGACAAGCACCACGAAAGCCGTCAGGAGCCGCCACGGCCACACTTGGGCGCTTCAACATTGGGTCACCCTTGCGACCGTTGGTTGTGGCTGTCGTTTCGTTGGGCGGTGCAGCAAAACTTTGATGGTCGTGTTTTGCGAATGTTTCGCCGAGGCAATCTTGAGGAAGCGCAAATCGTTAGCGACCTTCGTGCCATTGGTATTGACATCCAACGCACGACCGGCAACCAATCCAGAGTTACCTTTGGCTCGCACGTATCCGGCAGCTTGGACGGTGTAATCAAATCAGGTGTGCCAGGCGCACCGAAAACTGAACACGTAGCCGAATTTAAAACCCATAGCGCCAAGTCGTTTAACGATGTGGAAAAGAAGGGTGTCGAAGAATCTAAGCCAGAGCATTTTGTGCAGATGCAGGTCTACATGGCTGGCACTGAGATTGATCGAGCGCTGTACGTTGCCGTTTGCAAAGACGATGACCGCATCTATACCGAGCGCATCAAGTTTGATAAAGACGTAGCCGAAAAAGCCATAGCGCGAGGAAAGCGCATTGCTTTGTCTGATCGTATGCCAGAGCCGTTATCGGCTGACCCAACGTGGTATCAATGCCGCTGGTGTCCTGCGCACGACTTTTGTTTCGAGTCCAAGATTACCAAACACGCCAATTGCAGAACGTGCGCTAACAGTACGGCGCTAGAGAATTCAACGTGGCGATGCGAGCGCCATGACGCTGATGATATTCCAGTTGAATGGCAGCGCGAAGGTTGCGATTCGCACGTACTGCATCCTGATCTAGTGCCGTATCAACGCAAGGAAAGCGACAACGAATGGCAAGCCATTTATGTAATCAATGGCAAGGACGTTATTAACGGTGAGCCAAGCGAGAGTGTATTCGGATCCAAAGAAATACTGGCTAATCCAAATGTATGTGCTGACCCTGATGAGTTTGCGGTGGAGTTTCGCAAAGAGTTTAATGCGAGGGTGGTTGGATAATGCTCCGTGACTACCAAACCCGAACCATCAAGCAACTCTATGATTGGTTCGAAAAAAACAAAGGCAATCCGTGCCTTGTCCTGCCAACTGGCTCGGGTAAGAGCCACATCGTGGCTGCACTTTGCAAAAACGCCGTACAACAATGGCCAAGCACAAAAATATTGATGCTCACGCACGTTAAAGAATTAATCGAGCAAAACGCCGAGAAGATGCGTCAGCATTGGGCGGGTGCGCCCTTGGGCATTTACTCAGCAGGTATTGGCAAGCGTGACTTAGGCGAGCCGATAACCTTTGCTGGCATTCAATCGGTGCGCACTAAATCGGCGCTGCTTGGCCATATTGATCTGGTGATTGTGGATGAGTGCCATTTGATTAGCCATAAAAACGAAGGTGGCTACCGCACGTTGTTGGCTGAATTAAAGGTAATTAATCCAGAGCTGCGCGTAATCGGTTTAACAGCCACGCCGTACCGCCTTGGCCACGGACTTATTACCGACAAGCCAGCTATCTTTGACGATCTGATTGAGCCGGTCAGCATTGAGGAGTTGATCTACAAAAGGCATCTGGCCACGCTACGATCAAAGACCACCACGGCCAAGCTAGACACTAGCGACGTTAAAAAACGTGGTGGCGAGTTTATTGAATCCGAATTACAGAAAGCAGTCGATACAAGAAAGAATAATGAAAGCGTTGTGGCCGAAGTGATTCGTTTGGCTGGTGATCGACAGTCGTGGTTATTCTTTTGCGCAGGTATCAATCACGCGAAAAACGTATCGATTGAGCTGCGCGATCAAGGCATCAAGTCGGCATGTATTACTGGAGAGACACCAAAGTCAGATCGTGAACGAATCATCCATGAATTTAAAACAGGAAAAATAAGGGCGCTTACCAATGCTAATGTTCTTACTACTGGTTTTGATGCTCCTAATATTGATCTGATTGCCATGCTGCGCCCAACCATGAGCGCCAGCCTGTACGTACAAATGGCCGGTCGCGGTATGCGAATCAAAGATCACATCGACCATTGTTTAGTGCTGGATTTTGCGGGTGTAGTTGAGACGCATGGCCCGATCACCAACGTGCAGCCACCCAATAAAGCAGGGACAGGGAACGGTGAAATGCCGGTCAAACTTTGTACCGAGTGCCATGAACTTTGCGCCATATCGGTCAAAGTATGCCCCTCCTGTGGCCATGAATTCCCGCCATCCATACCGAAGCCATTAGCGTTGCGCCACGACGACATTATGGGCATGGATGCCAAGGATATGATTATTACTGGCTGGAATTGGCGCAAGCACATCAGTAACACCAGCGGCAAAGAAATGCTGGCCGTCAGCTATTATTCAAAGAATCTATCTGACCCATCAATCACCGAATACCTGCCATTGCGCCACGATGGTTATGCGGGTGACAGAGCTGTCAGAGAGTTAGCCAACATGGCCAACTCATCTGGTGTTGGGAGTCGTGAATTGTTTGCAGTCGGTGTAACTAAGCTAGACCAGATTGCCACGTACATGAATCATGGCAAACCACCGACCACCATTGCATACAAAAAAGAAGGCAAGTTTTATCGCGTCTTATCAAGGAAATGGAATGACTGAACGAATCCCAACCGAGCACGAAGAGCAACGCGAAGTTGTTAAATGGTTTCGCCAGACGTATAAAGAGGTAAGAATATTTGCCATTGCTAATGGCGAGAAGCGATCTATCACGGTGGCCGCACGGTTAAAGGTTGAGGGAGTTAGCCCAGGTGTTCCAGACCTGTACGCACCAGAGTGGAAATTGTGGATTGAAATGAAGCGCATCAAAGGCGGGTCAGTTAGTCCACCTCAGAAAGATTGGCACACATACTTGCGAGGCATTGGCGACACGGTGTTGGTGTGTAAGGGAGCAGCAGAAGCAAAAGAGCAAATAATAAAATTTAGGGGAGAAAAATGAATCACAAACTTTTGCAAATGTTAAACGAAGCGGGGTTTGATTTTACGCCAGACATTATGGCCAAGTTGCCAGCGTTTGAAAATTTGGTTTGGTTGGAGCGGGAGGAATGCGCAAAGGTGTGTGAAGAATATGCGCGTAAATACGTAAAAGATGATGATGACAGTAAAGCGCAAGCGTGGATGATGTTGCAATGTGCCGCAGCTATCCGCACAAGGGGGCAACAATGACAACCAAATTCTGCACCAGTTGCCAAAGTACACGCGACCTTGCTGGCGGCGTTTATCGCAAAACCAAAGCAAACGATCGTTGGATTTGCGCTCCATGTTCTGAGCATAAAACTGAAAGCATTTATATGAATCGGTCGGGAAAAGTGACTGACGTTAAAACAATTATGGCAAAACTATATGAAAGGACAACATGAGCGAACATAAACACGCAGCACTAATTAAAGCATGAGCTGAAGGTGCAAAGATTCAAAAGTTTTCTAAACGCACTCAAACATGGGAAAACTCAGAACATCCAACATGGCATGAGGATACTGAATATAGATTGCGCATTAAACCCGATTACACAATCGAATTAAACGCGCACGTATTAAACGGAGAATTGTTTATTGATGTTGGCGCACGATTTCCAAATATGTCGTTGGTGTTTGATGCAGGAACCAATGAATTAAAGTCCGTTGAAATGATTCAATGGAAGGGAAAAAAATGATTGTTATTGCCATTATTGGAGCAATGCTAATAGGTGCTGGCATAACAATTGGCGTTGCCGGTCTGATTGCTTACTTAATGATGGAAGATAATGAATTGTAAAGATTGCGGTGCAAGAACATACGTAACGTGGACACAAAAACAGCCTGGTGGCGTTAGACGGTTGCGCAAATGCCACAAATGCGGATTTTCTGCGTATACAGGTGAAGTCTGGCTGGCTTTGTTACCGCCACCCGAGCCAAAACCTATTTATACTAAATCAGAGGTTGCGTTAATTAAAAAGAAAGAAGTTACTACCCGAAGGAAAAACGAAGATAGGAGGCAAGATGAAGAAGCATAACAACATGAGCATGGGTGACCATTACATTTATACGCCATCAACCACCGATGTAACAATCCGTTGGCGCGCAAATTACGATTGGCTGCCACCATCAGAAGACCCGAGATTTATGAAAAAATGGGCTGAGTTTCGTATGCGTTGTGCGCAAGGTATTGAGAAAATAATTAACCACTAAAAAAGAGATAAATCATGAAAAAACTACTGCCATTACTTTTTCTAACTGGATGCTCAACATTTGACATGCCGAATACATCGCTAACAGTAGAAAAAGAAGTTCAAGCTATGAGCCGCAATGAGGTCATTATGGCTATTCAGGATTGCGAATCGAACCGCACTAGAGCTGTAATGATACTAGCCAAGCGGAAGATTTCGGGGCGCACATCCGACGTGGTTGTCGATGTTACTTGCGCGCCGCGACCGTCATACTATTAATGTCTTAGGGTTTCGTACTGCTTGACGCATTGGTCGAGGGCAGCTTTAAGTTTGGCTGCGTCGGCAGCGTACCCTGTAAGAAATTCTCCATCTCCCCGAGCCAGTTGCGCGCCGGTGGCTCCACCACAAGTGCCGGAGGTACTGGACACGGCACCGCTTTGGGTGGTGGGGCGATCTGGCCGGTCGCGCAAGCTGTTAGCCAAGGCAATAGAGCGAGCATTAATATTACGGATTTCACGGTCTTTCTCCTGACGTAAATTATCTGCGCCTTGCTGAAGCGCTTGCTCTTTCTCTCGAGCAATGCGCATATTTTCGGCGTATTCGGCCATTTGTTTTGCTTTCTCTTTGTCCCATTTTGCTTGGACTTTTGCTTGGCCAGCATCATCGCCTTGCCAATGCCCTGCGCCATAGGCAAACACTACGGCCAAGACTGAGCCAGCTATAAAATACGGATTCATTTTGGCGGCACTTTCACGCC